TTTAATCCATTGTTTTGCCAAGTAATCGTCCATGATTTGTTCGTCCGGACGATAGTTATAGCAAAGCAACATTAATGTTTCTTCTGTACGAGAACGCTGTAATATAGTTAGTTGTTTTGTAGTTGTATTCCATTTGAATTCTATAAAAGATCCAAACATTCTACCTACTAATTCTTGGTACTGACTAAAGAAATCATAAGTTGCTAATCCGCCCATGTTTGAACTTGCTAACAAATATGTATTTGTATACGCTAAGTTAAATGGTTCAAATAGTGTTCCGCCGTCGCCACCGCCTGATCTAGAGCCAATTGATCTACGGAATATTTGACGTACTTCCACAACTTCATTTGGTAAAGTATATGTATTTTGATCAGTCACTGTGGGCATGAAGAAATAACTCTCTTCTACTGAATTATCTGATCTTTGTCTAAATCTTGTAAGTGCTTTTGTAATAGCTGTTTCATAATGCACAGGATCTAATTCAACATCAACCATGCCTCCGCCTAACATAGCGTATACATAGTCAAATACTTCTTGTTTTTTTGTTTTTAGTGTTGCCATACTTATAGTCTCCGTAGTATTTATCGTATTAGTCTACTATCGATAAATATGTGTATGCCGAGACTTAGTTTATATAAACCAGAAAAGGGTAAAGACTTCGAATTCATAGATAATCGCATCTTTGAAATGTTCACTGTAGGTGGTACAGACGTTTTTATTCACAAATATTTAGGGCCTAAAAATCCAAATGAAGCAGATGCGACTGCTGATCAGCCAAAATACGATGCTGTTACCGAAACTAATATACAAGATATGTTGTTTATGGAAAACAGAGATCGTAAATACGATCCTGATATCTACAGTTTAAGAGGAATATACAATGTACAAGACATAGACTTTAACATGAGTCAGTTTGGCTTATTTTTATCTAATGATACATTGTTTATGACTATACATATATCTTCAAGTGTAAAAACACTTGGTAGGAAAATTATGGCAGGTGACGTTATTGAGCTACCTCATTTGAAAGACGAGTATGCTCTTAATGATTACAGTGTTGCATTAAAACGTTTTTACGTTGTTGAAGATGTTAACAGAGCTGCTGAAGGATTTTCACCTACTTGGTATCCGCATTTGTATAGAGTAAAACTTAAACAAATTATGGATAGTCAAGAATACAAAGAAATACTTGATCTTCCTGCAGAAGAAGGTAATCCTGGTGGCAACACATTGCGAGATTTATTGTCTACTTACGAGCAAGAAATGCAAATTAATAATGCTGTAGTTGCACAAGCGGAAGCCGATGCTGCAAAATCAGGTTATGATACTAGTCATTTTTTTAGTCTTGCTACTGACGACAACGGAGAGGTTGACCTAGTTACTGTAGACACTAACGATTTAGATGCAAGCACAGCAAACGAACTTGCTGATAGAGTAATGCAAACTCCGAAAAGAGAAGGTTACCAAGGTTACTTACTAGGTGACGGTATACCTAGTAATGGTGAAGCATTTGGACACGGTATTACATTCCCGAGCAACAGCGTAGAAGGAGACTTTTTCTTAAGGACAGATTTTATGCCAAATAGATTATTTAGAAATGACGGATCTCGTTGGGTTAAACAAGAAGATTCAGTGCGTATGACACTTACTAATACAAATACAAAATCTACACAAAAAGGCACATTTGTTAATAACACAAACACTGATACAATAGGTGGCGAATCTGTAACTCAAAGACAAAGTTTATCTAAAGCACTTAGACCTAAGGCGGATAATTAATGCAACATTTTTATGACGGACAAATACGTAGATATATTACTCAAATTGTAAGACTTATGAGTAATTTTTCATATAAAGACGGCAACGGAAAAACTACTGAAGTGCCAGTAATGTAAGGTGATATTACTCGTCAAGTAGGGCACATACTAAGAGACAATAGTGAAAATAAAATTCCTAGCGCACCTCGTATGGCTGTGTATATAACCGGACTTGAAATGGATATGGCTAGATTGAGCGATGCAAGTTATGTTAATAAATTAAACATTAGAGAACGTGCATACGATAGTAATGGTAAGGAATATTTAAACACTGAAGGTAAAAATTATACAGTTGAAAGATTAATGCCAACTCCTTATACACTCAGTGTAAATGTGGACTTGTGGACTACAAATACAGATCAGAAATTGCAATTAATGGAGCAAATTCTAATGGTGTTCAATCCAAGTTTAGAAAGACAAACCACAGATAATTACGTTGACTGGACTAGTTTAAGTGTAGTAAATTTAGATACTATTGGTTTTAGTTCAAGAAGTATTCCAGTAGGCACAGAAACTGAAATAGACGTTGCTACACTAGGATTTAAAACACCGATATATATTTCACCACCTACAAAAGTAAAAAGACTAGGTGTAGTTACAAGTATTGTACAGAGCATCTATGATGAATCTCGAGGTACTATTGGATTAGAACAAAGTAGACCTGAACTGACTGCATACGGCGATACTGCTGTACCAAGTGCTGATATACGCACAACTGTTGGCATAACACCAACAGGAGAGATTAACAGAGTCAATAGAAATGCTGGTGCAATTAAAGATAATACAACTAATGTAATTACTAATACTTTTAAGGATTACGGATTACTAATATTAGGCAATAGTGCAAAACTTATAAGACGTGGTGTTGTTGGCGGAGTACTATGGGACGCATATGTTAAATCCTTTCCGGAAATATTTGAAGATGGCATAACGGAAATACGACTAAAACGTAAAGATTTACCTACTGAGATAGTCGGTACTGTTGCGATAAACACTACAAATCCAAACGAATTGATAGTTAATTGGGATGCAGATACATTACCCAGTGATACTGTGTTCACTGGACCAAACGGTGACAATAATAAGATACACTATATTATCGATCCTCAAAAAACAAGTCCTGCTTCACTAAAAACATCAGGTTACAGATTCTTATTACTAGATAATAGTATTGGAGATGCAGTTAATACTGATGGTGCTGATGACTGGAAAAACAACGACGGCTCAGATTTTATTGCTAGTGCAAACGACATAGTTGAATGGAGCGGTACTGCATGGCAGGTAGTATTCGATGCAAGCACATATACTGGGACTGCATATACTACTAATCTTAACACAGGCGTACAATACAAATGGGATTCAGGTGAATGGATACTATCATTCGAAGGCGAATATCCAAATGGCACCTGGCGATTAAAATTCTAGCATAATTATTTGTATGGAAAAGATTATTTGTAGTGGAGCATTGTTCTACACCTTAGATACTCATAGATTTTTGTTTTTACATAGAACTAAAGGTAAACAAAATAACCTTTGGGGATTAGTTGGCGGAACAAACGAAGGTGCTGAAACACCTTGGGAAAGTCTAAAACGAGAAATATCTGAAGAAATTGGTAGTGTAAAAATTAAAAAAACTATTCCTTTAGAAACTTTTGTAAGTAACGATGATAAGTTCCAGTTTCATACATATTTGTGTTTAGTTGAAAATGAATTTATTCCTATCCTTAATGATGAACACGACGGATATGCTTGGGTCTCTTTTACAAAATGGCCTAAGCCATTACATCACGGTTTGCGTAATACATTACAAAATAAAACTAACCAACTTAAACTGGAAACAGTTTTTAAATTGATTGAATTACTATGACGCAAGCAATGTTTTTAGAAAATTTTGGTTTTTACAGAGAAAAAATACCACAAAATTTGTATTATAATTTACTAAACGAATCTTTAAAATGTACTCAAATAGTAAATTCTGGAATAACAGAAAAAGGTGTTGCAAAACATTTTAGACTAAAAGACACCGCACAAGAACTTAATCAATATATAATAACTCTTATTAAAAATTACGAAGCCGACTTTCCAGGTTTAGGAGAAATAGGCATATTGACAAAATCTTTGCCGTATAGGATTGAAGAGCAATGGATAAACCATCAAAAGGCAGGTGAATTTATTCCCAATCATGTACATCAAGGAATCTACAGTTATAGTATATGGATTAAAATTCCTGAAATAGAGAACAATAAGTATCAAGGTAATTTTGAATTCACATATACTAACATTGTTGGAAATATTGTTCATAAAAGATTTCAATTAACTAAAGAAAATGAAGGCGAAATAATATTTTTCCCTTCAAAGTTGCCCCACAATGTATATCCGTTTTTGAACAGTAATGAAACAAGGATATCAATAAGTGGTAATATAATATTGGATGCAGGATAATGGATAAAAAAGATAATGTAAAACAAACGGACTATGGCTATGAAATTACTTGGGTATCAGAAGAAACTTATGGCGGCAAAATTTTGGTATTTGATAAAACAATTAAAACAGATTTCTGGTTTAACAGTATAACCGAAAAATGTTGGTTTGTAAATAGTGGTGAATTCCTATTTAAATGGATAGATACTAGTACCGGTCAATTATTTGAAAAACAAGCCTCCGAAGGTACAACATTTATATCTAAGCCACTTATGCCTTGTGCAATTGAGTGTAAAATTGTTGGTAGTATTACTGAAGTCAACAACGGTAACAACGACGATCATAATATTGTAATTAAAAAGGATAACTATTGATGAATTTGCTAGAAAGTCCAAAAGTAAAAAAAGATATACGTGCTTACAAACAGGCTGTTGATAAAATAGTAGATGAAAAAAATAAACAAATATTTCAACATATATTAGATGAATATATGGCAAGAGTAAAAATTATAAATGATACTCATAGCTCTAAAACACCAGGATTGATAAAGCCTAGTTCAATTCAAGAACATATAAAAGAGTTAGGTGATTTGAGAACGCAGTTAGATAATTTAGTCAAGAGTGTCAATTAAATATTATCCATATTCTTTATCTTCATAGTTCCAAACATAGCACTATGTGATGTACACTGATACACATAATTAGTATTATTAGTTAACGCATCAGGCACACGCCAGTATAACATTCCGCTTGATTTACCCTGTGCGTTGGAATTTGTGCTAACTGTGCCATCTGCCGCAACATGAACTAAATTTGTTGTTAATGCTGAAAGTGTATTATCTTGCAGTTCAAATGGATGTCCACCTATACCGTCTAAGTCAAATGCTATTGTTGTTCCTGTTAACACTGTGATAGTAGGATTATTACCTGTATAATGGCTATTAATTGTGTATGCAGATGTGCCTACATTTCCCATTCTAAGTGTTGCAATAGCGTGTTCATATATATCATGTATATCAATACCTGCTGATTGTACATCGCTCAGTGCATCAAACGTAGACGCACCAGGAGTTTGACTGTTGGTAATTGTTAACGAATCTCCGCCTGCATTAGTTGTAATGCCAATTCCGCTACCTGCAACTATTGTAAGTGTATCTGTAGTAGTGTCAGCCTCTATATTAGACTGTCCTGCAACAGTAATAACACTAAATGCATTTTGATTGACATCTCCGCCACCACCTCCAGTTGCTGGATCTGCAGGAACCCAATTTGTGCCGTTCCATGCAAGGACCTGATCGTCTGTAGGTGTTGCTGTAGTTGTGTCTACATCACTTAATGCATCTATACTCAAACTACCAATACCTGTTAAGTAGGTTCCTAGGTCACTAATTTGACTTTCAGTAATACTTAATGCCGCCTGGTGTTGTGTAACACTTGTCTCAGTAATATTTGTATCTGGTACATCTGCCCAAGTTACTGCGGTACTAAGGTCATTTGTTTCTGTAAATGATTCTAAAGCACCTATGCCAGCTGCTGTAGGCGGTGTAAATTTAAATTCGCCTGTTGCATTATTGTAACTTATAGCACCATTACCACTAGGTGTATTTTCAATGCCAATACTAAAACTATCTAGTGCAACGACACTGGGTGTGTTACTTAAATTGTTATAGTTTAAAAAATATGCACTATCAAATCCGTCTAATGTATCAGCATCAGTACCACCGCCGCCTGTTGTTGCATCAGCGCCAGGCGCCCAATTAGTTCCGTTCCATTTTAAGACTTGTCCTGTAGTTGGTGCACTACTCGTTGTGTCTACATCGCTTAAAAAATTAATACTAAACGGACTCATATTGACTGTTACGATATCTGTATCTGTACCAATAGCAGTTGCAATATTTGTTCCACCTACAATACTAAGTGTGTCATTTATACTTGCAGCAGTTGTTGATCCTTGGTCTGCTGTAATAGTATCGAATACATTTTGTGTTAAGCCTCCGCCACTACTATTAATAGTTAAGGTTTTGCCTGAGATAGACGTAGTAACGTTTGTGCCGCCTTCTACTGTTAATGTATCGTTAATTATATTCGGAGCAACTGACCCAGTATCTGCACTAAATGTAGTAAAAATATTTCTTGCTACTGTATTTGTAACAAGATTCCATGCAGTACCATCCCATTTCCAGGTGGTGTTACCTTCTGTAAATGTATCATTTAATTCTGGTGTGTTTGGAAAATTTATTGCCATTGTTTACCTCTTACTGTATTTATTAATCTGGTACATATCCTGATGGGCCTGCAACTGTTGGATCACCTGTGTCTCCGTCTTGGAATATATTTCTAATAGTAGCAAGTGTTGGTTTACTGATTACCGGAGCAATATATGAATTGTGTAGTGCATACCCTAGAGGGTTATTAGATTGTATGCCTGCTGGTGTACGCATACTATCGCTCCATTCAGGCGCAAGGCTTCCGCCGTCCCATAGACTTGAATAATCGAACATACAAAAGTTTAGTAGATACAAATATTCTTTTGCAGCCACTTCAAATGCATCTCCATTAGTTTTAAAAGCACCCGGACTTGGCTCGTAGCCTGATGGATCCCACATGCCTGCGTCATACGCTTCTACCATTGCATTATACAAAGGACCAGTGTTCCAGTCTGAACTTATATAAGGATACAATTTTAATGTTTGTGCATCTAAGCCATGCATATGTATTGTGTGAAATACGTGTTCAATAACTTCTTGTGCGTCTTGATCGCCATCGCCTGGTGCTCCACCTGTTGAGTTTAGATACCATACCATATCGTTTTGAACAGTAGCGTCAAACAAGTCTGTTAGGTTCCAAAATATAATGCCAGCATCTGTTAAAAAGTTTGTGCTATAGTCTGCACCAGCACCTCTGGC